CGGCAAGCTCGTCGCGTTTGACCCGGCCGGTGCGGACGGTTCCGAAGTGCTCAAGGGCGTGCTGCCGCACGCGCTCGACGCATCGGCGACCGGCTACAATGCCGACGTGGACACGTCCGTCATCATCGACGCCGTGCTCAACTTCGAGGCGATGGACACCGCGGCGGATTACGCCACGCTCCGCGCCGTGGAGCAGGCCCCCGGCACCAACATCACTTTCCAGAAGCTCTACTGACGAGCGCCCACCGCCGCCGACGCTAGGGACCGACTAGCCTAAGCATCGAATACAGAAAGGACGATCATGGCTTTCGATCTCTACTCCACGGCGGCGCTTCTCGGCGTTGTTCGTGTCATCCCCGTCGAGTCGCAGTATTGGCTCGACAACTTCTTCGGTCGGCAGATCAATTTCACCGAAGAGCAGATCATGTTCGATCGGATCGAGACGAACCGGCGTATCGCGCCTTTCGTGTCGCCGGTTGTCCAGGGTCGCGTCATGCGCTCCCAAGGCTACGAGACGCGCGCTTTCCGGCCTGCGTATGCGAAGCCCAAGCACATCGTCGATCCCAACCGCGTGTTCGCGCGGCAGGCAGGCGAAGACCTGGGGGGCTCCACCACCCCGGCGCAGCGCTGGAACGCAGCCGTGGTCGAGAACATCGCGGAAGAGCGTCGCGTTCTTCAGCGCCTGTTCAACTGGATGGCCGCCATGGCTGTCATCCATGGCAAGGTCACGATCACCGGCGAGGACTATCCGACTCAGGTGGTGGACTTCGGCCGCGATCCGCGTCTGACGCGCATCCTGGCCGGGACTGCCCGGTGGGGTGAGCCCGACGCCAAGCCGCTCGACGACATCAAGGAATTGCGCACGATCGGCTACCAGAAGTCGGGTAGCGTGCTCAATCGCCTCACCATGGGCATCGAAGCCTTCGACCGCTTCTTCGCATCGCAGGACGTGAAGGACTTGCTGAAGGGCGACCAGCGTGTCACCACGTCGGACTCGCAGCTTTCGGCGCTCGGCTCCACGGACACCCCCTACGAGTATCGCGGTGTGCTCCAGGGTGCCAACGGGCAGGGCCGCGTCGAAATCTATACCTACAACGAGCAGTACGAGGATGCGGCGGGCAACACCGTCGATTATATGTCTCCGTATGACGTGATCGGTACGGGTGGCGGCATCCAGGGCGTGCGGTGCTTCGGTGCGATCCGCGACAAGCGTGCCGGCCTTCAGGCTCTCCCCATCTTCCCGAAGATGTGGGACCAGGAGGACCCGAGCCTCACCTACACCATGTCGCAGTCTGCGCCGCTGATGGTGCCGGCCAACACCAACAACTCCTTCCGCATCGTCGCCAGCGACGGGCTGTAAGGGCCACTTCGTCGGGGGTCCCTGTAATTCGGCAGGGACCCTTTGCCGAAGTAACTTCCAAGACGAAGAGGATTGATCCCCATGCCCAAGCTCGTTCCCACCGTGGCCGTGACCGTCGTTCGTGACGGCAAGCGCGTCACTCCGCCGATCGGCAAGGCGTTCGACTTTAATGCCGACGAAGTGAAGGCGGTGACGGCGCAGATGCCGAGCGCGTTCCGCAAGCCGGTCAACGAGTCGGCCGAGCCCGCGACCGATCCCGTCACCACGCCCGAGCAGCGCGGTGATGCCACGGCGACCGACAATCCGCAGACCAGTGCCAAGACCGCGCGCCGTAAGGCGGCGCAGGCTGACAGCACCAGCAAGGCGGCCACGGCCAGTGACGCGGCTCCCAAGTCCACGGATGGGGCCTCGCACGCCGACGAAGACGACGACATCTGATGTCGATGTCCGATCTCAAGAAGCAGGCCCGCGGCTCGATCCATGCGCTCGCCGCGGAGCCCTGCATCTACCAAGATCGCGACAACACGATCCCTTCCGCCGAGCAGTCGGCGGAAGGGCTTTCGCTATCTGTTCGTTTCAAGTCGAAGCTGCGTGTCGCCTCTGCCGAGAGCGACGGCCTTTCGATCCTTGAGAACACGGAATCCCTGATCTTCAATCGCGATCAGTTGACCGCGCTCGCCCTTGAGCTTGAGCATGGCGCGCTGATCTCGATTCCCGGCTACGGTATTGCCTTCCAACTGGATCAAGAGATGGACCCTGACGGCCCGCTCAACGTCTACTGGACTGTGGTACGTGGCTAAGGTCCGCTTCGTTGACCTGGCCGGTCTTATCGAGATCGAGAAGTACCTGGAAGCGTCGCCTGACATCACCCGTCGCGCGGCGTCTATGGCGTTGAACGATGTGATTGGCGGCCCTCAAGGTATCGGACGATACCGTAAAGGGATCAGTCAGCAGATCAATTTCCCGGCCGGCTACGTCAACGACGATCGGTTAGGCGTGGATCAGAAAGCCACACCGACGCGCTTGGTCACGTCAATCCTTGCGCGTCAACGCCCTACCAGCCTCGCGCGCTTTGCCACGTCCGGCGTGGTCGGTGGCAAGGGTGGGGTCACAGTCAAGGTGAAGCCGGGAGGCGCGGGCAAGACCTTTAAGTCGGGCTTCCTGGTACGGTTGCGCAACGGTGTAGCGAACGACGGCACCAATCTCGGCTTGGCCGTGCGGCTTCAGCCGGGGCAGACGTTGAACAAGAAGGACACGTCGCGTATGGTGCATCTGGAATCGAACGTCGTGCTGCTCTATGGCCCGTCGATCGACCAGGTGCTCAACACGTCGGTCGCGGAAGCAGAGACGCCGCAGGTGCTCGATTCCGTTGCTACCGAATTCTTCCGCCAGTTTGCGAGGCTATCTGATGGGTGATGAAGCCGAGATCAATGCGCTGATCGCCGCTGCTGCGCACCGGGTCGGCGACCCCAAGCCGCGTGCTCCGAAACAGCTTCGCATCCTTCGCAAGCTGAAGGTGCTTTTGGAAGCAACTTCCGGCTACGAGGGGATCAAATGCTGGATCGGCAAGAGCGTCATTACGGCCAAGGAAACCGCCGATACGTTCTCCATCCTGGAAGCGCCGCGCCCGTTGATCGGATCGCCGGGTGCCGAGCAAGGCGTGAAGCGGGCTGAAAGCTGGACCTTGCTCGTGCAAGGCTGGCCGCTGGACGATCCTGACGAGCCGAGCGCACCCGCCTATTGGATGAAGGCCGCCGTCGAGCGGCAGCTTTCGTTGGTGATCGCCGAGCTTCCCGATGGTCGGCAACGCAGCGATCCGTTGTACCTTCTCGGCCGCGATATTTCTTCTTTAACCATAGGACAGGGCGTGGTAAGGCCACCGAGCGAGGAAGCGGCGTCTCGTCTTGCCATGTTCTATCTGCCGTTGATCGTTGGATTGACGACAGACGTTCGCGACCCTTACGCTTGAAGCAACGGAGGAAATGATGGCAGACGATCTTCAGAACAACTATGTGGTGGGCCGTGGCCGACTGTTCTTCGGTCAATTCAAGAAGGGCACGCGCCGCTCCCAGGGCCAGCGCTACTTCGGCAACACGCCCGAGCTTTCCACCACGCAGGACGAGGACACGCTGGATCACTATTCCAGCGAGGGCGGCGTCCGTGTCAAGGATGCGAGCGTCACGCTTCAGAACGATCAGACCGGCTCGTTCTCTTGCGACAATATCTCCATGCCGAACCTGGCGCTGTGGTATCGCGGCGAGATGATCCGCCGTATCGAAGCGGGTTCGGGTGCGGCGACGGGCACCTTCACCTTCTCGACGGCGGTTCCGTCCGAGGGTGAGACGGTGACGGTCAATGGCACGCCGATCGCGTTCCGTGCGGCTCCCGGTCCCAACGATGTCGCCATTGCCGGCACGCTTGGCGCGCAGGCCATCGCGCTCGCCAACTTCCTCAACGACACGCCGATCCTTGGCGTGACGGCGACGGCAGCGGGCAGCGTCGTGACCATGCGATCCACGGCACCCGGCACCGCCGGCAACGACGTGACGATCACGTCGGAAGCCGACAACGTGGCGGCGTCGGGTGCGACCTTGGCGGGCGGCACCGATGTCACGGAGAACATGGCGCTCTACCGCGGCATGTGGTTCCAACTCGGCCAGAACGCTGCCACACCGCAGGGCGTGCGCAACGTCGGCTCCGTCAAGATCGAAGGCGTGGCCGAGGCCAGCATCGTCGTGGAAGAGGCCACCGGCCGCTTCTACATCAACAGCGATGCCGAGGACGTGGCCGATGGTGTCGAGTACGCTGTCAGCTACGGCATCTCGCCCACCGTCGAAGACATCGTGATCGCCAAGGGCGAGACGATCGAAGGTGAGCTTACCTTCCTCGCCAACAACGCGGCCGGCGAGAACAAGGACTATCACTGGCCCTACGTCAAGCTCACCCCGGATGGCGATCTGCCGCTCAAGGGCGACGATTGGCAGACCATGACCTTCAGCGTCGAAATCCTCAAGCGGGATGCCGTCACCGAGCGCCAATACATCACGGCGCGCTGATTGCCTTTCCCAACGGGATCGGTTAACGGAAGGGCGGCACCTACGGGTGTCGCCCTTTTCTTTTGCGAGGACCGCGCACCATGCCGTTGATGGCCCACCAAACTCCCCGGATCATCGTTCCCCTCCTGGACGGCAACACCGTCGCTGTTCGGGGTTTCAACCTGGACGACTTTGCCGCGCTGATCCCCGGCCACCTGGAAAGCATCTCCAAGGTTGCCGATCTTTACGCGCAGCATCAGCAGTCGGTATTCTCGGGTAAGGCGTTTCACGAATTCCTGATCGCGGTGGCCGCGGACTTCCCCGGCATGTTGTCGGAAGTTATTTCCATCGCCGCCGACGAGCCCGAAGCGAAGAACGTCAAGCTCTCCACGCCGCTTCAGTTGAGCGTCCTTACAGCGATCGTCAAACTGACGGTGGAAGAGGCTGGTGGCTTGGGAAACCTTTTCGGCCAACTCCGCGTGCTCGGCCAAAACGTGCTGGCGGTGCAAGCGGAGTTGGCCGCCGCCTCGAAGCAGCAAGCCACTTCCAGCGGTTCTACTGGCAATGGCGGGAGCACGTCAGCTTCCTAATCGGGAACGGGCATACCGATGCCAGCCGTTACACGCTTGGCCGGGTGTGGAGTGAAGTTGAGATGACGCGGCGACGCCGTAATACGGAGATCAGGGCACAGGCGTCACTCGACTATGCCCGAGATACAGCGGTCCACGGCGGAAAGGGTGCAGCGAAACCCTGGAAGCAGGCGATGAAGGATTTGGAAGATGGCGGGAGCACTTAGCCGGCGCGACATCGAAATGATCTTCCGCGCCGAGACGGATAAGGCCACCCGGCCGATCGCCGATCTCGGCAAAGCGGTCAAGGCGAGTCGAGCGCAGTTAGAAGACTTGGTGACAGCGGCGGAGGCGGGCGATGAATCGCTTGCTAAGCTCGGCTCCACCACCCGCGATCTGAAGAAGGCGCAGGACGAGCTTGGTACTGCTCGGGCTCTCCTGACGCAGCTTAACTCCCAAGAAGCGGCGCTCGCTAAGGCCGAGCAGCGGGCCGGCGAGACAGCCGCGAAGTACCGCGAGCTACAGGAGGCGGTTGCCGGAGCCGAGAAGCCGTCAAAGCGCCTCGTCAACAGCATGGAAGCCGCCGGACGGGCGGAAGCCGCCGCGGCCGAGAAACTGGCGCTGGTGCAGTCCGAGGCGGCGCAGACGCGGCAGCAGATCGAGTCCATCATCGGCCCCGTCGAGAATGTCGGCACCGCGTTCCGCACGATCGCCAACACGTCCCAAGAGATCGCACGCGGCCTGGCCGTGGCCGGCGCTGCGTCCGACGACTTCCAGGCTAAGATGGCGGGTGCGGCCAGCGTTGCCGCCAGTATGGATGCGTTCAACGGCATGGCGGCGAAGAGCCCGCTGTTGCAGGCGCAGATCGACTATATCTCGCAATTCGAGAATCGAGTCCAAATCCTCAAGGAAGCGGAGCGGGACCTGGCGAGCACGCAGGCGGCGGAAGCGTCGGCCGATCTGCTCAACAAGGCGAAGCAGCGTGCCGCGCTCGACGACGTGCTTCAGGGTAACAAGGCACTCGAAGCGGAGATTGCCGCGGTCGCGGCAGAGTCGGCGCGGATGGATAGCGTTAACGGCTTTCGGCAGATCGCCGCAGACGCTAACGCCGCTTTGGCCGATGTGTCGCGCTTCGGCGTTGCGGAGGATGCTACCGCGGCGAGTACGCAGCGCCTGGCGACCGCCTTGGGGCTGATCCTCAATCCAGGTGCCGCGGTCAACCGCACCCTGGACTCGATCGACGCCAGCGTCACCGAATCTTCCAAGGTGCTCGAAGGCGGCCGAAAGAGCGCGGCTGAATACGGGCTCGCCATGAACGAGCTTCAGTCGGCCGCCGCGGGGATCAATCAGATTGCCGGTCAGATCGACGGCTACAAGGCGCAGCAAGCCGCCCTGGCCGCGTCCACGGCTCGCTTTGACCAAGCGCGCACGGAAGCCCTGGCGCTCGCCAATGCGCTCGCTACGACCGATGCGCCGACGCAGGAGATGGCGAACGATCTCAAGCGGGCCGAAAGCGCTGTCACGACGGCCGGCAATGCCATGCAGGCGCAAGCGCAGAAGGCCGCGGAGATGGCCGCAGCCCTCAAACGGGCCGGTGTTGATGTCAACGATCTCGCGCAGGCCGAGAAGCGCTTGACGGCCGCCGCAACGGAAACGGCCAGTGCGACCAAAGAGATCACCGACATCAATCAGGGCGGCAAGGGCGGCTTCTTGGGCCTTAATCCGCAAGATGCGACCAACCTGTCCTACCAGCTTAACGACATCTTCACGCAGCTTGCTTCGGGTCAGTCGATTTTTATCACCCTGGCGCAACAGGGTCCACAAATCTTCCAGATCGGCGGTGTGCAGAAGTATGTTGTCGCGCTCAAAGGTTTGCTGATCCCCCTGGCCGCCGTCGCCGCGGGCCTTGGACTCGTGGCCGGCGCTGCGTATCTCGTCAATAAGGCGACCAGCGAAAGCTCCCAGGTCCAAGCGGAAGGCGCGTACTTGGCGTCGCTTGGCGAGAAGAGCGATGCAACTGCACAGCAGCTTGGCGACGCGGCCGAGAAGCTGGAAGACCTGGGGCAGAAGGCGGCCGACGCGCGTGCGATCGTCGAAGGCTTCAACAACGCTGGCCTCGATCCGAGCTACCTGGACGCCTACACGCAGGGGATCAAGAACGCTGCGCAAGTCACTGGCACCGATATGAAGGATGCCAGTACCGCGCTCACTGAAGCACTCGGCGGTGGCTATGACGCCGCGGTGAAGCTCAACGATCAATATGGTGTCCTCTCCGATGCGGAGATGGAGAACATTCGGGTGATGTACGACTCCGGTAAAGCGGACGAGGCACGCCAGTTGATCTTCGATCGGTTTACGCAGAAGTACCAGGAAGCGGCCGACAAGCTGAACGGCCCTTGGTCGAACGCATGGCTTAATATCAAGGGCGCAGCCGAGCAGTTTGGCAACTACCTTGAAGGCAAGCTCTCCCCGATCTTGACGCGTGTGCGCGGGTGGCTGGATGACGCGGCGATCGGCGTCAACTACCTGTTGCTCCGGCTCCGTGGACTCGACGCCACCGCAGCAGGCAAAGCGGCGGTCCAAGATCAAGGCCGTGCGCCTGTTACCGGCGGCAAGGGGCCGATCGCCAAGAACGCAGCACCAAATGCCGCGGCGGGTGACGCGGCCATCGCCAAGGCGGAGCGTGAGCTTGACGTGCGCAAGCGGCTTACGGCCGCACAACGCAAAGAGAACGCGGCGATCGACGCACGTAATGCCGCGCTCAACGCGGGATACGGCCCCGAGCGGGCAAACCGCCTGGCCGCGCTGGCATCGGCCAAGGAAGGCCGTGCTATCGCTGACGAGCAGGCTAAGGCTGGTGCGCGTGCAGCCAAGCATGCGGATGCGGAAGCGCGGAAGCGTGAGAACGCGGCCAAGGCGCTTGCTGCAAAGATCGCCAGCCAAGCCGAGAGCCTGGAAGGCGCACTCGACACCATGGGTGCCAAGGTTGCGAAGGTTGCGGCAGGCTCGCTTCAGGAGCAGTTGGCGAACGCAGGCAAGGCGA